AACCTTCGTTCCACCGTGGCCTCCTGTCCACGGTGCTATTGTTAGAAATAGAGATCAACCAATTCATACACGCCCAGTTCGTGGACGGGAGGCCACAAACGAACAAGACAACACGCTTCCACTGAATAAACCTTCGTTCCACCGTGGACTCCTGTCCACGGTGCTATTGTTAGAAAAAGAGATCAACCAATTCATACACGACCAGTTCGTGAACGGGAGGCCACGAACGAACAACACAACGCATTTCCACTGGATAAACCTTCGTTCCACCGTGTCCTCCTGTCCACGGTGATGGTTTAAGAAATAGAGACCAACCAGCACTTACGCGCCCAGTTCGTGGACGGGAGGCCACGAACGAACAAGACAACACCCTTCCACTGGATAAACCTCATCGTGCAAACACCATATCCCATACGCTATAATGAACCTGCCAGGAGCAAGCATTGGAACCAAAACCACATTACACTGCCCCGGAGTGGGACACGCTTGAAGAGCTTGACCTCAACCCAGAGCCAAGCCCCGAGCCAAGACCCAAAGGTCGTTTTTTCTACAAACTCGCCTTAATAAGCTTGGTGCTCGTCTTTCTCGCCGGCATTATTTTGCCCAATATCAGCTGGCTCAAAACCAAAAGTCCATCTGACCGCCATCCCGAAAAGTATCTTTGGTCGGTTACAAAAATCGCCAAAGACCCTGAATCTAAAGTTTTCTACGCTCCCAACGAGGAAAGCTTCATCATCCTCAACCCAGCGAATGACAATCTCGATCTTTATAAACTAAGCAGTGGCAGCTATCTTTATTCCATCGCCACAGACCACACCGCGATTAACGACCTCACCTACGCACCGGATGGCAAAGCTTTCGCCATGGCGCTCGACACTGGCGATATCAGCATCCACACAACCCTGACCGGTGTCGAACTAAAAATCTTGTCTCACACTGCCAAACCAAAACACATCGCCTGGTCGCCTGACTCGACTCGCCTCGCCGCGGTATACGACAACGAAGAATTGCTCCTTTGGGACTTAAATGCCAACAAAAACGCTTTGCTCGCTGAGGAAGCCTTTGATGTTCCAAAATGGTCACCCAACGGCAGGTATTTAGACCTCTCGCCAGAAGAAGGGTCGATGAATCCCCATGGCACAATGCGCCTTTTTGATACCCATACGTTAACCGAACTCTTTTACCCGATTGAACCGGCAGCTTACTACCAGCCACCACACTTCATGAAACAATCCAACAAGATCCTCTATGGGGTCTCCTTCGCAGGGCAAATTGTTGAGTGGGACCTGGAAACCAATCGCAGCTATACCTTTGATCCAGACGAAAGTTGGTTAGGCAAATCATCGATTTCGCCTGATGAGCGAATGCTGTATTCTATCCTTTACGGTGACGGAGACCTCAAGATCTGGGACTTGGAGACAAAAACGCACATCGCCACACTAGACTATGACGAACAAGCAAATGTCAGCTACAACCTTTCCTGGTCGCCTGATTCAAAACACATCGTCGTTGCCTATGATACCGGTGTTGACTTCCATAGTGCCGAAACTGGTGCTTTTGAAAGCCGCATCAAACTTGACCCGCGCTCTAACCACATGTACCACGGCTTTTCACCGGATGGTCAACTGATCCTCACCACGGATGGCAACAGCTTCTCCCTATGGTCGCCTCAAACCAGCGCTCAGCTCCACAAGGTGGCTGGTCCTTATGGCGCCAATAAAGTCTTCTGGTTTCAAAACAGCAGCCAACTGGTCATCCAACGGCAGGACGCTATCGATATCTACCGCATTTCCGACGAACCCGGCGGGCCCGCATTTGACATCAGCGCCAATCCGCCAATGCTTAAACCTTCCTTTTAATTTCCCTGCTAATAAATAAAATCTGAATAAACTTGGTTTAGAATTCTTTCACATTGAAAGGATACGCCATGAAAACGAAGAAACAAAAGCTCTCATTAATCCTCATTTCTGTGCTATTAAGCGCGATGCTGCTGTTTTCTGCCTGCAAGCAGCCCTCATTGACAAAAGATCCTGCGCCAAAGACGGCGACAGAAGTCTCTCCTGTAAAGCAGACGAGCCCCGAAACGAGCGGAATCCGCGCCCAGGACGATTTTTACGATTACGTCAATGCCAGCTTTATCAAAGAAAAATCAAACGCAACCGATGGCGAGGTTTGGGATAACTTTGCTGATTTGCAAGACAACCTATCCGACTCCCTGCAAGACATTGTTGACGAACTAAGCACTGATGGGGCTAAGTTCGCGGATAACAGCGCTGAAAAAGCCGTTGCCGATCTCTATAAGAGCGCTCTCGATTCCAGCTCAAAAGAAAAAGCCGGACTGGGCTCTTTAAAGCCTTATCTGGATGCCATCGAAAATGCGGAAACCATTCCCGCCTATTTGGATGCCCTTGCCAAGGTTTATAAAGATTTGGGCAAAAACAGCCTTTTCAGTTTTTTGATTGCGCCAAACCCCAATGACGCCAGCAAGCATGCTGCCTTCATTGAAGAATCCGCCATGTTGCTCGATAAACCTGATTTTGAAGATGAACAAGCCGTGGATGCCTTGAAAACCTACATCACAGACCTGCTGACCGCAAAAGGCACAAAATCCGAAGACGCTCACTCTCTGGCAGAAAAACTGCTTAGCTTCAACAAAGACCTTGCCAATGTGGCACTGAGCAAAACCGACCGTGCCAATGTCAAAATGACGATGAACATCATGGACACAAAAACCTTAACATCCAAGCTAAGCAACGTCGACCTGCCAGACTTCTTGAGCAAAAGAGGATTAGAGAGCTACAAAGATTGGGTTGTGCAAAATCCAGCCATGCTCGACTTCCTAAACAAGTCGCTAAGTGCAGAAAATCTTGAGGTCTTAAAGGCCTTTTCGACCGTGGCTTTACTCAATGACTTTGCACCCTACCTGAGCAAAGCCTTCGCAGATGCAAACGCAAAATTCAATCAGCTTGAAGGCATCGATGAAAGCGCCCAAGCCTGGGAAGCAACCAATACCCTCGCCGAAAAAGAAGTGGGCGAGCTCTATGCTAAAAAATTCTTCTCAGCCGAAAAGAAAGCCAAAGCCGAAGCCTTTGTGAGAACCATTTTGGAAGCTTATAAGAAGAACCTGCAAAGCCTGACCTGGATGAGCGAAGCAAGCCGCGCTGAAGCCATCAAGAAAATTGACTCGATGATGGTCAAAGTGGGTTATCCCGAAAGCTATACATCCTTTGCCAAAGGACTGGTCAAATCCCCTGAGGACGGAGGTAGCCTCATCGAAAACGCGATTGCCATCCACAAAGCCAAAGCTGCTGCGGAACAAGCTAAAGCCACAGCACCAGTAGACAAAACCGTTTGGGCACTGTCACCCCAAACCATCAATGCCTATTACGAACCCAGCCTGAACGAAATCATCTTCCCGGCTGCCATGCTTCAGCCACCCTTCTACGACGAGAACGCCAGCCTGGCACAAAACCTGGGCGGCATCGGCACCATCATCGCCCACGAAATAACCCACGCCTTTGACGACATGGGCTCCCTCTTCGACGATAAAGGCAACTTCCGTGATTGGTGGACCAAAGAAGATCGCCAGGCTTTCACCGAGCGTGCCGCAAAGTTTGTGAGCTATTTTGGTGGCATCGAGGTCCTGCCTGGTCAAAAACTAGACGGTGAACTGACCTTGGGTGAGAACATCGCCGATTCAGGCAGCCTTTCTGTGATCACGTCCATCCTGCGCGATGATAAAGAAGCCCTCAAAGAAATGCTCACCAGCTATGCCAGAATATGGGCAGCGGTCACCACTGAGGATGACATCTTGGGTCAACTCGCCTCTGATGAACATGCCCCTGCCAAAGTCAGAGTTAATGGCGTTCTGAGCGTAACCGACGCCTTTTATGAAGCTTTTGACCTCAAACCGGGTGACAAAATGTATGTAGCGCCTGAAAACAGGGTAAAACTCTTCTAAAAACCCAATACCCTAACCAGCGCTATGCCAAAACGCCGCCTTGCATTTCGATAGGCGGCGTTTTGATTTTCCGTCATCCCAGGCATAAAGGCTTGAAACTTCGCTTGAAAGCTGAGGATAGAAATTGAGTAAAAAGGACAAGAAATGCCCCGTTTTGCTTGACAGTCCAGCCGTCCACGGTTAGAATTCATTTTCCACGCCGAGTTAGCTCAGTTGGTAGAGCATGCGACTGAAAATCGCAGGGTCCACAGTTCAAGTCTGTGACTCGGCATATAGCATCAAAACGACCGTTATCTCATACCCATATCCAATATATGGGGGTAAGAGATGACGGTTTTGCGTTCTATAGTACCACCGATTTATATTGACACTATAACAATAAGTACCGCTGTAGAGTTGTTTTTACAGGCAAAAGAAGATGAAGGACGTAGGTCAGGTACGCTTGTTAGTTACAGGCGAACGACCCGGGACCTCGTGAAACATATTGGCGAAGACTTTCCCTTACTCAGTATAGAACCGCAGTTACTCAGGTCATATTTTGGTGAATTGCGAAAGAAACATAATGTTGGCGGTGTAGCACATATTCACCGGAATATAAAAGCTTTTTTCAAATGGTTCTGGCTTGAGTATGATGTAATGATCCGCAATCCAATTGACAAAGTAAAAGTAGAACAACCGCAAATAAAGCCAAGACGAGGCATTCCTCTTGAATCAATAGAGCGGTTGTTGCGTGCGTGTACAACAGAAAACCGCCTTAGGGACCGTGCCATCATTCTTGGGCTGCTTGATACTTGTGCTAGGGCTTCGGAGTTTTGCGCATTGAATGTTGAGGATATTGACCTAAACACTGGGATTGCTACTATCCAGGAAGGAAAAGGCGGCAAGTTGAGACGTGTAAGATTTGGATCCAAATCTTTACGAGCATTACGGAAATATCTAAAAACTAGAGAAAATCTGCATTATTCCGATCCTTTATTCGCTACCGACGAAGGTGATCAGTTGGTAAGTCGGACATTGCATAGGATTATTCAAAGACGGATCCAAGCCGCCAAAATCAAACAATGGGGCTTGCATGATTTTAGGCGGCGAGGATTGTACGAAATGTGGGTAAAGACCAGAGACATAAAAGGCGTATCGTTATACGCCGGTCATAGCAATGTGACAGTTACTCAAAGATATTTGGCCATCAATGATGAAGATATACTGAGTATGCACCGGATAGGGAGCCCTGTTGAGCAACTTAGAATTTAGCTTCTTTTGCTATACGTGCAAAGCCTAATCACGGACTTTGCATACTTGTCTCTAAATCGCCCAACAACGTTATCCCAAGGGTCGTGGATGATGATGTTGTTTGCGCGGTCTACACCTATGCCAATTACCCAGTGCATATCCTCTTGTGGCGTGTGTTCATCAAAATCCACCACGATGATGGGTAGCTTGCCCGCTCTGATGCGCTGTTTTATCAGATCATCCGATGGCGCGTAGGTCATGCCGTCCCACTTGATGGTGGGGTTCATGCGTTCCACGGCGTCCCATATAATCAGGTTGCCGTTTGCATAGCCACCGTTATTGTTCAGCCAGTCGTTCAAACTCACGGGGTTCACGCACATGCCAATTTTGCCGAGTGCAATCGCCACGCAAGTCATAGCGCAACCATTCGCGCCGATAGTCGATTTTGTGCCAAGTGGTTTATCGCGCCACCTCGGATCGCGTTGCCAGTAGGTTGCTCCGTAGTACATGACTTCAGCCACGGGCGGTTGCGGTGTGTCTACTCTTTTCACCCATTGCATGAAACTACCGTTTATCCAGCGCGGCAACGCGTCAATGCGTAACCAGTGCCCACTTTCTTCCCAAACGGGTACAATATCGCCACTTTGTAGCCAACGCTCTTCATTCCATCTCACGCCATTCGGCGCGTTGTAGGTGATATAGCGGTTTGGTGGCGTGGTTGTAATCTTTACTGAGTAAAGTGGTTGGTTAGGGTCGGTCGGCGGGTCAACGGGTTCTTGCTCAGTAAGTCCAAAGTATGCCTGTACGTCCTCTAATGTGCCATTCCAACGGTTGGTGTCAATCGCTCCAGACGGCAGTCCAAAGTTCCGTCCGATGCCTGTTTCCGATGTTTGGTGAATAAGCCATTTTGTTACGCCACGCGGTAGCAAAGGCGGTCCAGGGTGTTCCGTTCCTGGTGCGCTGCCTTTCGCGGGGTAAGTCGCTAACCACCAGTCCACTTGTTTCAGCTTTTCGCTAATAACCATACGCGAATTCGTGAACCACGCGCCCGAGTAAACGATAGGTTCGCGTCCAGTGCGCTCCGTAATCTGGTCGTACATTTGCGTGGTTGCTTCGGTTACGCGCTGTGGCGTTTGCCCTTGCCAAAGTTCAATGTCAATCGCCAGTCGGTCGGTTTCGGGATCGAAGCCCGTCCTACTCAGTATGTCAAATAGCCAGTTGACTTGTCTGGTAACGTCTTGGCTTGGATAGAGCACGTGATAGGCAATGCGATTATGCCCCTTGAGCGCGCGCCACGATTGCGCAAACACAGGGTCTTCGTAACCCCATGAGATGCCAGCGCGAACCGCCACGAATTTTGTATTTTGTTTCATCAGGGTATAGTCGATTGACCGCCCTTGATAACTGCTGATGTCTACTCCAAATGGTTTCATGTTATCTCCTTAAACTAGTTTTACAACTGATAATCTTGCGGGGACTGTCGTATTCAATACCATTCTTGTGGAGACATAATTACTTGCATAGATATTGATGCTAATTTGGTCATTAGCTACCAACGGCAAAGCTGAACTTATATTCGCATGACACCCAGAAGTAGATTTTGCGATAACGGACGAAATGCGCGCAGGTGATTCATCGTTGATAACAATGGCGCCAACAAGCACTTTATTATCCTCATAAGTTATTCCACTAAACAAAAAATAGGCCGCTATAAAATACAAGCCGTCAGAAGGAACAGTAACATAGGCCTGCCCAGGTGCCCAACCGTTCATTGTGTCATAATCTTCTGTGTCCCATAATAATTTTGGGAATGCGTTATTCGCGATGTCCTGGTCTACTGTGCTTCTCAAATGGGTGCCAACAATAATTGAACCACCGCCACCTGCTACACTATCAACATAAGCTTTATTCGCGGCTTGGTTGTTTAATGTCGGCATAGAAGATGGCAATAATGGTATAGAAGTAAACGTCTTCACACCGCCAATGGATTGATTAGTAGTCAGATCCACATACGGCCCACCACTACCACCACTACCACCACTGGCAACACTGTCTACGTATGCTTTACTAGCGACTTGGTCATTACTTGTTGGTGTTGTCGTTGGCACTTTTGGTAACGTAGAAAACGTTTTTTCACCAGAAACAGTCTGATTTCCAGTGATACCAACATAATTGCTGTCTGCATACCCTTTGCGAATGGGATTATTTGCGGTTGGCGCAGTTGTTGGTAAAACAGGCAAACTTGAAAATGTTTTTACCCCAGATATTGTTTCATTCCCTGTATTTTTTACATATTCAGTATGCGTATGGGTTTTAGGCGCGTATGTGGTATCGTGATTATGGTCAGATGCCGCATAGCCTGTATGAGCGTGGTTTGTTCTTGAGAACGCGCTTGGAAGTTCGCCACCTAGTTTATCGCTGTCCTTTGCGGTTGCTGCAATCCCTAAATAAGTAGCATCGTGATTGTGATTAGTCCCTGCATACTCAGTATGGACATGATCCGTTTTCGAATACTGAGGATGGTCATTATCCCCCAATCCGCTCAAAGACCCATGGTCGATAACAGAACCGGCCGTTTTTAATAATTCCGTTTCAATCGCCACTACTTCGTCTTGCAAATCATTGATATGACTTGCGTCTACAACGTCCCCATCTGGGCCATTGCGTTTTGTTGTAAATGGCTTCACGCCACCTGGAAATGTTGCTGCCATAATTGCCTCCTAACTTATTTTCATGATATAAACCAACTTAATATGAGGTGGAAGATTGTCACTAGACGATGGCGAAATTACGTCGTGAGTATGTTGCCCCTCAGCTGAAAAATTTGCTGTGATAGGATGAGTATGGTTCTCGTCCGCCCCTTGCAAATTACCTGTATGCGCTCTTTTTCCTCTATACGCCGAAGAACTTGTACCAGTATATGTTGAATGCGAATGGCTTGCCTGGGATCCAGTAGATGTGGCGTTGAGATCATGTTGATGACTAATTACCCCACCTGTCGTCCCTAAAGCTGTGTTAGTATCACAACCATAAATGAATTTGTTTCTACAATCAGGCGTCCCATTGCTACCATCACAAACCGCCCATCCTGTTGGTATGCTGTAGTTGTCCCATAAAATGATTGTTCCTATTTTCATCACATTTCCTTAACAATAAAAAATAGTTTTATCCAAGGCGGCGCAATTTCTATCGTTGATAAGCCTGGCATTGTATGAGAGTGTGCAGGCTGCTCAGGAACTGTTATTGAATAATCATGCCCATGATTATGCTGATTTGGCCTTCGTGAAGTGGCACCGTAATCATCAACATCAACATTGCTAATAGCATTGCCACTTGGATTGTAAATACGATCTAAAACAACAGAATGTTTATGTGCTCCCGCTATTCCAGTTGATGGATTGGTGTGGGTGTGTGAACTACTACCTCCAGAAGTTCCCGGCTGCGTATTTAGAGTAGAAGGAACATAAATAAATCGGTTTCTTATATCAGGTCTACCGTTAGAACCATCACACAAGCCCCAACCAAAGGGCATGTCGTTAATGGCTCCGAACCATAAAGCAATAGCTCCGATAGGTATAGAAGTTTCAGTTGAGCTTTTCATCAAATAATATTTTCGATATAGGGGCAAATTTGATGCTAAACCAGTGTCAGCAATAGCATGAGTATGTGCTCCGTTGCTATTTGTACTTCTCGTAACTGTTTGGTGACTATGGTTCCCGATAGTAGTCACAGAACTTGAAGCACTTCTTACAGATATAAGCAAATCAGACATACCCAAAGAAATAGTGGCGGTGTGGCTATGCGCACCATTGGAGCTTGTTCCACTTGAATAGCTATGTGTATGTCCACTAGTTCCTGCAACAGTTCTTGAGATTTCGCTAGTACTTGTCCCCATTACAAAAGCATCTTCAGAGCTGTTATACAGGGTCCAACCAGCAGGAACCGCAGAAGAAGTGCCTGACCAATACAAAATACTTCCTGCAGGGATAACATTTTGTACCCTTTTTTTTCTAACCACAAACGCTTTCATTTGCTGAACTCCAATGAAACGCACAAATATTTTGCGTTTGTTCCTGTAGCTGTAACGTCAAAAGAAAGCACATCATCTGCATTTACAACAGAATAAGTGCTCCTGATAACAGGTGGGGTCACCGCGTTTCTTGATGAAAATTCGCCGACATCAATAGTAAGTCGCGTTGAAAAAATCGAATAATAAGAAGGAGAGGCCGTTGCGCTTGATCGTCTACCACGTCTCACATCTATCTGCACCAATCCGCTTGTTGATGCTGTCATTACATTTGCTACAGTTTCCGTAATTTTGTATCCATCAAAATTCGGCGGAACAACCCACAACAACTTCTTTTGACCTGATTCAAGCGGTTCTGTTTCCTCATAGATAATAAAACTAACAATTGCCTTATCAACAATTTTGTTATTCACTATTGAAAACCCGTGTTCTATACCCACAAAAGTTTCAGTGGAATCAACATACACAAATTTATTTAGAGAAACAAGGGAATTCAAACCAGCCAGTTTTGGGACTGTCACCGCGAAGGCGTCGATTTTATCAGCCGTAACCGCATTGCTTGCCAACTTCTCATTTGTCACTGCATTTTCACTGATTTTTGTAGAGCTAATGGATGAGTTAGCTATTTTTGCATTCGTTACAGCATTATTCGCAATCTTCCCATTCGTCACTGCACCAGTAGTAATTGCATTTTCTGACACCACATTATTTAATAATTGGTTGCTGTCAAAAATCTTAATCTGGTTTGCATTTGCGCGTTTGGTTTTGTTGGTTTGGGTTGTTTCGCTAGCGTCAACAATCACTAATAAATCGTTTGATGCCATATCACCAGATAATGCTGGTAGTTCACTGATCTTCTTAATTGCCATTAATTCACCTCAACTCCTCTTATCGATAATTTTGTTATCATTCCGCCCGTTAAATCCGTCTCCATCATCTCAACAACACCTTTTATCTTGCGGTCATCAATCGTTTCGATTGTCACGCAGTCGTTCACACCTAATGCATGCATTGGCGCAAACGCTTGACTAATGTTCCCGTATCGGAAATTCCCATAAGTCTTCGTCCCGTAACACACTTCACCGATACCACTGCCAGGCACCTTCTTCTTGATAATCGTTGTTTCTTGAATAAACCTTTGACGGTGATAATCACGCAAAAGCGCTAAAATCTCATCTGCATTGTCAAGACTTACCAATGTCGCAGATTCAATTTTTATGGCATTTTTCCGAACAACATTTGACTCAGAATGAAGGTGAGATCTCATGCTGTCTACCCATGGATAACCACTTACTTTAACTTCTCCCCCCGGTTTAGCAACAGTTAAGAATAAATAATTTGGCCCAAAAATGTACCCACCGTCGATAACCAATTCATCTCCCCCCTCAGTTACCAAACTATCCCCATACTCAGTAGCAAGGTTTATCGCAATAAAACCAACACCTTCAACCGATATGTCATAGTATGGTTTTTCAAAAACAACCTTGTAATCACCTGGCGCTAAAACCGCGTCATAAATTATTTCTACTTTTGTGTCTGGTTGTTTTGTATACTCATGGGATATAAGCTCAATAGATGATGTCTGTTGAAGGCGATCAACATTTTGACGATTTATTTTTTGTTGACGCAAAATAGTCATCTCTGAAACTGCGCCATTGATGGGTAAAGTTATAGCATCAAAACTTAAGCCGCCAGTGAGGGTAGAAGTAACGGTTGCACCGGTCGCAAAGGCAATCTGATGAATGGCTTCTCTCACCGTACCTGGCTTTATCCAACCCTTTACCTGTTTGCCAATTAATGACGGCCCAATACTAAACGGGACATTAAGATCACTCAATATAGATGAAATAACCACATGAGCATCGGTTAATACGGTCCAGAAACCTCCATCATATGACGTTTTATCCAATACACCGATAACATCTACGCAACGAAACTTATAAATGTACTCTCTCGGTGTAGACCAATCTTCAAGATAATAATCGCCAAAATGAGTTTCTTCTTCGTCAAAAACACCATAAACAGAAACTTTCTGGCGCTGAGTAAAAGATTGTTCAAATTCGCCTATCGAAAATAAAGAAAACCGTGGGTCAATTGAATAAACTTGAAATTCAATCTCGGATATTGGCAACTCCAATGAAGGCGGATTTATTTCGTTTACCAAGCTAGCACTTATCACGTCTTCGCCCTTAAACTCGAGCTCTTCAACACCTCTAGACGTTTCAACGGCCATGCGAATAACAACAGATGACTTACTCATGTCCGGTAAGGTCTCCTTGCAATAACATCAAAACCCAGCCCAAGCCAATACGGAGTGTTGTTTCTTACTCTTATCAACCTGTCTGAAATATCCGCGAAATAGGCCTCATAAGGCGGCGTCATGCCTATAGTGTTGGGAAGTGAAACTAAATGGAATTCATCTGGCTCAGTAAGCTTGTTATACAAAGCTTGATAAGCTACTAGATCTGTCATAAATCCGACTTCAATGCGGTAATTTCTATACCAACCAATTCGCTCACTGTGCAATTGCCCATCCTCTGTCCGTTCTGCATATTTGTATAAAGTATCAGCCTTTCTATCCATACGCAGTATGGGACATTTATAAGGAGCGCCATCAATGATGATTAAATTCATAAGATATTCACTCCTTTCGCCAATGAGTTGCCTCGGCGTGTTCGCTCATTCTCAATGTATGGGTTCATCGCTCTTACTAATGCGCCCATTGTGCCCGCAAAGTTCACGGTTATTTCCTGTTGCCCACCATTATTTTTACTGAGTTCCTCACGGATCAAGTCTCTTAACATGCTTTCAGGGGCTTCAATGTTTCGTCCGCTACGTTGATCACCTAACACGGCAGCAAATGGCGCATTAGGCGGGATAACCGCACCAGTTGCCAATAATGGGATTTGGGGGGCTTTAATCGGGGAGATATTAAAACCAAAGCTTTTCCCGCCAAGTCCTGGAACCCAATCTGGAATTTTGATGTTCAGTTTGTTAAGTACACCAATCACGGCATTTATCCCTGATACAATTCCTCGTATCATGCCATTGATAAACCCAATAATGCCATTGATAATATTTTTAATAAAATCGCTAATACCGCCCCAAACAGTTTCAAATGCTTCCTTGATTGGGCTTAAAATCTTTTCATCAAACCATGCTTTAGCTTTTTCCCAAGAATCCTTGATTCCATCCCAGACACCGATGACAAAATCTTTAATCCCTTGCCAAACTTTACTAAAAAACTCCTCAATCGGTTGTAGTATTTTTTCATCAAACCATGTCGCGGCATTTCGCCATGCTTCTTTGATTTTTTCCCACACTTCCTCGACCTTATCTTTGATTTTGGTCCAATTTTCGGTAAAGAAGTTTCGGATAGGTGTAACTACTTTTTCATCAAACCATTGTTTGGCAGCATTCCATTTTTCTTTAATCTTGTCCCATGTTTCTGTAACCTTATCCTTGATTTTGGCCCAGCTCTCAGTAAAGAAATCTCTAATAGGTTTAATTACTTTTGTATCAAACCATTCCTTAGCCGCGTTCCACTTCTCTTTTATTTTGTCCCATGCTTCTAACACCTTATCTCTAATTCTTGTCCAACTTTCAACAAAGAATTTCTTTATAGGTTGCAAAACTTTGCCATCAAACCAGTCCTTAGCACCCTGCCAGGCGTTTTTGATATTGTCCCAAGCCTCAGTAACCCAGGTCTTGATAGCATTCCAGGCATCAGAAAAGAAAGTCTTAATAGGTTGGATAACTTTTTCATCAAACCAAGTACCGACAGCGTTCCAGGTTTCCTTGATATCTTCCCAAGCTTGAATTGCCCATTCCTTTATCGCAGTCCAAACACCGACCGCCCATTCCTTGATATCACTCCAGCTTTCTTTCAATGGGGTGACAAGGTTTTTATCAAACCAGCCTTTTATCTCTTCCCAAGAATCTGATATATCCCGCTTGAACTGTTCCCAAATCTCAATAGCCTTAGCTTTAACCGGTTCCCACACAAATTCCTTGAACCAATCTCCCAATCCGCTCCAATCACCATCCTTAAACAACAACAAAAGACCATCGATAAATGCCCCCCAACCGTCGCTTAGGCTTGCAAATGTATCCTCAACAGATTGTTCAACCCATTCACCAATAGCACCACCGCCGCCACCGCCACCAGGAATCTTAATTTCAGGTGTTTCCTTTTTATTTAGGACATCAATTTTGTCAAAACTAGCAAGTGATCCTTTGGCAGCTTTTTCAGCTCGTTCCATGTTATCGGCATATTTGCCAGATGACCCTCCAGCCTTTGCCATGCCGCTCGCCACATAAGTCATATATGTCGAGGACCCACTCAACGCGGCAAAAAAAGCAGCCGCTACATTCGCAGCGCGTGTCAACCAATCAACAACTTGCATAATGATAGGTAAAAGCAACTCCATCAATGGCATTAATGCAGAATACGCCGCGTTTTGAAGGTTCGTAAAAGCGAGTTCTGCTTCCGCAAACTTTTCCTTGAAACCTTCCATCTTCATCATGTCTTTGAAAAGGTTTGTAACGGCGACAATAGCAGTACCGGCCAACGCCATGCCTGAAACGATACCAATAGCGGCCATCCCACCCAGACTACTCAGTTTTGCGCCTGCAGCCTTTACGCCATTGTTCACCTTCGCAAACACACCGCTCATGCCATTGCCTACCGCGTTTCCGATGCCACGCATTTTTGCACCGACTTCCCCCAAACCTTTACTTACACCTTCAGCGTCAAGCTTTGTCTTAATTCTTACTTCACCGGCATACTGAGTCATCTTTCACCATCCAATAACGCTTCAAATAATGCCAAATTCTCATTTTCTTCTTCACTCAGTAATGTTTCATCATCTGATAAATCGAAAGTAGAACCTAATTTTCTTGCTTGTTCCCGTTCATACTTATTCGCTTCACCACTCTTAATCCTGTGTCGCAAATTGACAAGTGAACAGAATGAAGTATTCGCCCCTAAATCCATAAAGAGCGCGAAAAATACCCACCAATGAAGTGTTGTTTTTTGAAGATCAATCCCATGGGTTTGCCTAAAAGCCGCATAAATCAAACGCGCGTCCTTCTCGAAGGAATAAAGTCTGAATGTATTCGCAAAAGGGTTTCCTTCCTCCTCGCTCTCTTGTCCGCCATTCAAAAACTTCAATCCCAAACGAACTGCCTCGTTAACATCATCTGGTAAAGCATCCCTATACAACCTACTCAGTAAAAGAACGGCCTTTTCTTCAAGTGTGAATTCATCACTCTCGAAATCCAAGATGCAATCAATCCCGGTGCGATGGTCCCAATTTATAGGGTACGCAACACCGTTGATTTCTATGGCTTCCGGGAGTTCGTCGAGTAAAATATTCACCGCAACCTACTTCATTGCTTTTGATAAAGACTTCTTCGCTAACCGCGCCTGAACTTTTTTATTTCCTGTTTCATTAAATTTATCTAAAACAAAACCTAAAAACACAGTGAACGAATCGAAATCAAAGCCGTCCGCAAATACAATTTCGCTGGTGCCTTCTCCAAAAACATCATCTAAGCCCTTCATAAAGTAATCTGCGATTTCTAAAACCAAATCCATCGAAGGCGCAGCCTGTAATGAGAATCCATACTCATCATCACCCTCAATCGCATCAATTTCCTTAATTCTCTTGTTGAATTCTTTTTCTTTTCGGCTAGCTTCCTTGGCAAAATTGAAAATTTTTTCTCTCAGTTTTACATCATTAGCATTGAAGCGGATCACCCGCGCAGGATCATCATTTATAGTGAATTCAAAAACTTCACCAAGCGATAAATTTTTCATTTACTACCTTTCTCCAAGACTTGCAGTCTATCTAAAACCTTTATGCCCCCACCCATCTTAGCGGGGGCTAGTCTGTCTTTATCCACCAGCGGCAGTGAACACTTTAGTTTCGGGATTAAAAGTACCTACAACAGGAGGTCCTGCATCATAAAGGGTATATTTTATTCTTGCACTTGCTGCACCTTCACCGCCAATGCTGTCAATGCCAACATTTACTGGCACTCGTTCCGCAGGCCATGCGCCAGCAGTAGGCGTTTTATATGCCCAAACATTAACCAAATCTGTACGCAGGTCATCTAAAACCCTCATGTTAATCCGTAGGTCATCAACAAAATCAAACACCGGATCACCAGGAAGAACAACACCCTCAATCGGAAAATTGCGGTTGTAACCAGTAATATCCGTAACCTTGTTATCCATTGTGATATCAGCCGTCTCTTCCGTCTCAGTGTTATAGTTAATCTCACCGCTTGAAACCGCAAAACCTAATCGGTCCCATTGTGGTGTATCAATTGTTCCTGTATTCAAAAAATGTTGAATACTGGAGCGTGGGGCTTTTTTTCCAGCCATTTATTACCTCTCTTCAAAGTAAGTTAGTTTGCAAAGGATCTGATAGATCCCCGTTTTAGCGGCTCTGTAAATAATCGTTGCTGTGTCTAGAGCCTCAATCGACAACGCAACCTTTCCGGCATCCAATTCCGGCAAATGTCCAAGTTCAGTTTGTTCATCCAGCCAAGCAGCAAACGCCTCATAAAATTCAGCAGTCTCTAACGCGCTATTGTCCGTAAGAACCTCAGTCGCGCCAAAACCAAAAGGATACTCAACCGTGCGATTACCAATAATATCCTCAGTAACACGCTTGCCAGGTGACAGGAAAACGGCGTAATGGCGCGCTTCAGGGCCCAACATCTCCACCCAAACAGGACGGTTTTTATCCAACTTTTGGTAACTCAGTAAGTAATTCTGGATGGACTTGATATCACTCATGCCACACCTCTGGCGAGTCGCTCTTCAACACCCGCCAAAATCGCATCGTAATGGATGGCCATCGCACGTTCAAACCACTTCGGTTCGCCAGGATTGAAATCTGGATTGATGTTCTGACTTGTCTTCCTGTCTTCCAGGTTGTACTGATAACGTGAGTAAGGCGCGATCCAGGCGACTTCACCACTTCCAACCTCAGTACCTAAAACACCCGACTTAATCAACATGGATGTAACCTTTGGGGCATACTTGTTTGACAACCTCAAAACCTCATTGTCAACAAACTCCTGTGCACTCGCATGCGCTAGATCCAACCTATCACCAAAACCAGGGTTCCAAACAAGTTCAACACGAACAGAACCATTCTCAAGCCGGACAAACTGTGTAAACCCTCTAGGTGTTTCAACATATCGTTCATTTGCCATCACATACCACCAATCTGGATATGGCTCATCTTGGGATTTAGTGGATAGTCCTTGTAATCCACGCTCGTAACTTTTACTGAGTAAGGATATTTGCGAACCAGGTCCTCAATGCTAAAATCAGCAGTAATTTCATCCTGGACCACACCCTTTACAAGCATGTCACCAATCTTGAAAGGAAAATTCAAACCCCTATCCACGCCACCCAAGAAGCAAGGCACATAAATAGTTGCTTTGTCGGCTTCCAACAAACCGGCCTTGATGACATTAGCGGCCTTTCTCTCTTGCCAACTCACCATAGGAACAACATGACGCGTGTAAACAGCCTTATTGTCCTTAATCGTCCTTTCATACCAGGTCATATCATGTGGCGCGTGCATTTATCCAACTCCCGTGAACATCAATCCAGTAAGTGCCAGGTACTTATCAATAGCCATATAAGTTTGTTGTTTTGCATAATTGGCCATTACATCCACACCTGCATAACTTACTGAGTGGTCACCAATTTTTTCACTGGTAATCCCCATGGCCGCCAACTGGCTGTTTTCATTACTGCCTAAGATCTCAATCACCGCACACGTAGCCATTCGGATTTTGAAAACCAGATCCTGGTTCGTATCATCCCCAATCACTTTTTGAGCACGTTCAAGCGTGCAATGATTTACCTCAAAACTGGCCTTGAGTGCCAAAGCATCAAAAGATAAGGAAGGCGGGATGTCCACACCACCATACGTGTTTACGTAAAACTCATGATTAACAAATGCTTCCATCCCAGTATTCCTTATTTGCTCTTGGCTTTCTTGGGCTCAGTATGAGATGTGATTTCGGGTTCTTCCGTCTTTATCGGTTCTTCCTCAACCACACTGTACCCACGGCTTTTGAAAAAGTTGACACTATGCTCAGTAACCAAAATAAAGGAACCATCCCTTACCATCTTGATCATTTCGAACCGCCTTTCTTGGACTTAGAAACAACCTTTTTAGGAGCTTCATCCTCTTTCACCTTTTCAGGCTGCTTGAGTTCAGATTCTTTCTTGGGCTTTTCAATACGTCCAACGATTCGTGCCATGATTACGCCTTGTTATGCAGATACACGCCTTTGACTTTGTTTTCGTACACATCGGCAAGGCCATAAGCACGGAAGTTGAATTTCCAACCATCAGCATCCTGAACCTGGTCAGGGCTAAAGATTTTGGTCACTTTGTGTTTGGTGTATTGCAGAAGTGCGGGTTTGTGGATGATCATGAAGTTAATATCCTTGCCAGCAGTGGCTTTTGCATAACCACCGGCTTCCTCACCCGCTGTCGTGCCATCTTTTTGTTCAATCGCAGTGTAGAAACGGGCTTGAGGAACCTTAGTAATAGCAGCAAAAGTATCAAGAACCTCACGGCTTTCAGTGGTGTTCAAGCGCATAATCGCATTGATCAGCGTAGGCGTAGCGAACAAGTAGCGTTCACTTTCAGGTACTTCGGCATCATCCAGGGCGGTTGTTGCATCAATAAGCGCAGCCATGAATGCAGCGCCATCAGCAATAGTGCCAGCCTTCGTAGTGCCAGCAAGTTCTGCATATTTCGCAAAACGGAAAGCGTCCATCTCAGGAACAACTTTCGTTCGAATAAACTCACCAGCAAGTTGACCAAAAGCGACACCGGCAGTTTCTTCATTGTCCATCGCATCAACAATGAATTGGCGGCCACGGTCAAAATTAAATTTCACCGTCTCCATCACCAAGCTCACATTACCGGCAACATACTTACCACCACCAGCGCGATCAATATTTGCCAAACCATCCATACTGATTTTTGGAACAATAATTTCATTCGCGTTCGCACCATCTCTGGCTAATTCACTGGAAGATTCAAGACTAGCCGTTTTAGATTCAACTTGATAGACTTCATCAAGCAAATCAATATATTTCTTAAAAAGGGCAATGTTATTTGCCATTATTTACCTCACTCTTTCTTTTTAGGCGGCAACCCCATAATTCTTCGCTCACGATTAGTCGGCGTGTCATCATCGGTTACCTCTTTCGTGTGTTTGACGCCATCAACCTGTTTGGTTTCAGGCTCAGTAAACTTCTTATTCTCAGCAAGGAAAGCTTTCAGGTTCTTATCAAAATCACCTTCCATTTTTCCTACGCGAAAAATCACGTAATCCGCATCATCGGCTTTTACGCCAGCCTTAATCACCGCAAGTTCGCGTTGTAACTCGGTGTTCTTGGCAATTTGCGTTTGATATTCTTTTTCGCGTTCGGCAATCTTTTCAGCTTCCGATTGTTGAGATTTTTTCCACTCAGTAAAAGCTTTCAGCTCATCTTCGCCAGGGTATTTCGCTCTTTCGCGTGCTAAGCGTTCACCAACGATCCGATCTACATCAGCTTGAGTGTGGGTTTTTTCCGGCGTAGCCGTAGGTTTAGTTTCCGCAACTTCTTGCGTTTCTTCCTGGATATTCTCAGTAATTTCGGCATCTTGGGCCATTGCAAATTCCTCCGTATAGTGCTCGTCAGCAAATTAGAGAAATCGAAGTTAAAACAAAAAACCCATCACACGGGCCATTATTTCAAATGACATGTGACGGGCGATAAACTCCGAAAACTCTATTTAGTTGTTACTTGAATTATAACACAAAATCAAACAGTATTAGTTTCAATAATGTCTTCATTTATTACTGATATATCGCCTTCAATTTCTCCTAGCTCGATCGCCAAGGCAAATTCAGCGCGATACCCAGTTAAACCATACCGCTTCCGTATGATCTCTAATTGCTGATCATGTGGTAAATCCTTTAGTTCGATTACTTTTTTATCCATTTCAGACCTGCCATAATTATATCAAATTCTCTCATGATCTCAACAAAATCATCATCATCCCATAGGGTTTTGAATAGAGACGAAGCTCGCTCGTTATTAAGTTGAGTTAGCAAGGTTTTATCACCAGATTTAGATGCTATATACTGTGAATAACTTCTTGCGAATAATTCTTTCGGGTTTAACAAGTATTTAATATATTTTCTTATTTCATTACTGGCAGAAGCTCTACTAAATTCTTTATGTAGCGCAACTACACTTTTAGATTTGTTTATAGTATCAAACCAATTATCAAGGATAGGATTTCTAAGCGAAGTAGCAAAATCGCCGCCAACTCCGGAAAATGCTTTCAGGTCAATGTAATGCCCATATTCATGCAGAATCGCGAGTTCTGGGTTCTTATGTGTTATGTTGATATGTATTCCAACCACTTTCCCAGATATCCCATGATATCTAAACTCCCCATCTGATTTTATTCGATTATTTTTAACCAATGGAATAGACGGTAAAGTACCTCGACCATGAACATTTATCATTGCATCTTCTGCTAATTTCGCGGCAGCTACTAAATCATGATCTACTTGAAAAACTGCTCCCGTAGACAAAACTTGTTTTGAATTGATAACTACACTATCGGCCTTTACCCTCCTAAACCCCGCAACTGCCATCCGATCCTTCGCGACCGGCAAACCAAACCTATTACTGAGTTCAACATATTTATCTTTCAGTTGATTAATCCGCAATTGCTCTGCCCTTCGTGTCAGATCATCCCCCGCTGCCTTCGCAATATTTGCGCGATCCTTATGCTTTCTAATTTGCGTCTCAAGTTTTCGCTGCAATTGAGTGGCTTCATAAGCAGTATATTCCCTGCCATCAAACTCGCGCGCCTCTGTTGATGTTGCTGCAATTTTCTGCAATTCTTCCTCAGTATAAAGTGGTGTTGAAGCTCTCAGATCCACCGCATAAACCGTATGACGGCAATTCCAGGTCTCGAACTTCCTTGGCAACGCTTCTTGTATTTCCTCAAATTCTGCTTTTGTAAACCGCCTTCCCTGAAACGGCAAATGATCCGGTGCGCACCAATTATGCGCGTCAATCTCCCATCCATCCGCACCAAACTTTTCACCATTACGGGCTGTTATCTCAGTCGTAATCGCCTTCACACCATCCAGAACATTTTGCCTCATTGCGCTGTCCAACCGGCGACTATATCCGCTTTCATAGTCCAGCACCCTAATCCCACTGTCAGCAGTCTGTTTTAGCGCATTTCTAAACGCACCACTCCAGGACTCATTTCCTGTTGCGATATCCGCAACGGCCTGGTCAATAAGATTATGATAATGTCGCTTGAACCCAACGAATGTAGTGCGGCTACCTGGATCCAACAATCTGAACCCGATCGCAGTCGTATTACTGAGATTCGCAAAGGATCCTTTTGTTGTCGCTGCCACACTCTGAATAAAGTTCACTAAGGCCCGCTCCTGCTCAATCGGCGGCTGCTTCAAGCCTTGGGCTAAAAATGACTCTGCATAAGACCGGTAAGCAATTTTAGCAACCCTCGCATAAACCTCTTCGATAGAAGCAGTAGCAATATCTATTTCTTTTTGAATTTCGCGCAACAACTTATCCGCATCGCTGCTGAATCGACTTTGCGACTCAAATTTATCGAATTTCCCGCCTTTGCGTAGCAACCTGACCTTTTCCCCTATCGCGCGTAAAACCGTGGAATTTAGAGTCCTGATATTCATAACGGCGAACCCCGCTAATTCGTCCAAATCCCGCAAAGTAAACATGTCTTTTACTCAGTATCACCAAGCAGATCACCCAGACCTGGAGTCTCTTTTTTTATTTTCTCGATCGCTTCTATCGCCTCTTCCTCAGATTCAGCCATAAAACGTTCGCGGTATTCCTGTTTGGATCGCAAACCTAGTGCAACTTCTTCTTGCCACACCTTACGTTCAGTATATTCATCAACGATATAAGAATCATCAGCAAGGACTTTCACTTCCGCATCCGGTTTGATACCAGGGATATGAAGCACATTACTGCCAACCCATAAAACGGCTTGGATCAGTTGTTTTAGCCCGCTCTCAACGCCAATCATCTCCTTGGAAACATTACGCACTAGGGCCTGTTTGGATCCAGTGTATTCAGTAGCGGTTTTCACCATGCCATCTTCATCAAGTTTGTAAAAACCCTTTCCCAATCCAGTCTTGAAGCTAAAAATATCCAACATCCGTTGCACACCATCAGCATTTTCTTCTACCCGGAGTTGAGGGTTATATTCTTCAAGAAAAGTCTTGCCATCGCCGATTTTGTCACCAACATTAATAAAAAGTTGGGTCCCCATCATCTGCGGGGCTACAAAATTCCCTTCACTGTCCCGGTTAAACATTGTGCTATTCATAAGCACCATCTTCCGACCAAGCACAAAATCTGTAATGAAGTTATCAAAAGCCGTATCAAGCCCCTTCAAAACATCCTCATTACCATCCAGGATACTTACGCCAAATGGCCCGTTTGGATCATGCCGGTTGTAACCAGATTTACGGATTATTGCGAACCAAGGAATATCGCTTCCAGTCCTCACTGTCACTGGCTCACCTTTTGGCTTTCCTTCATCATCCAGGACCATACTGGTTACTGAATAAAGGTTATTCTCAAGCAAGTGCATGGTTACTGTTTGAAAACGATCACCATCTTCTATCTTTTCAGAAACAAAAGCGACCTCTTTGATTATGCCATTCCGGTGACTAATCGGAACAATCTGATCAGCAGATAAAAAGTTAATGCCAATATCATCGCCACTCAGTAAAGAAAGTGTTTCGGCATGGATTGTCATATTCTCAATGTAAACTTCAAAGGCTGCAGTTCCAGACCAACGGGATTGAACAACAAGTTCATTCGCATTCCGACGAAAGTCATTTTCTCCCAAAACACCGCCGTAACCATCATAGCCTTGCAACCAGGCTTCACTAACATCATCATCAAGCTCAAATTTAGTAAGTTCGTTAAGCAACAATGACGCCCAATCCTCACACGCTCGCTTGAACATATCCGTTCGATGGCGTTTCATCCTGGCGGTTTTCCTTTCTACAACATCAACGGTCATACTGTATTCATAAAAATCTTTTACATTTCCATGAAGCCAATCCCGCCATTCACCAATTTTGTTATACATCGGGCTAATGACCACATCCCGGCCAGTAAATTTCTTAATTGCATCAACAACATGTTCAAGGTTCATATTTACCTCACTCCAATTTCATCAATAAAATTCATCCAGGAATATTCCCAGGCATCCGCTATATCAGCTACATCAGGATTCACATCCAAGCGTGTATCAGTCTGTTTCTTTTCGTCCCACACCTGGTTACTGAGACTGTGGATCAACATCGAACACCGGCGGTGGATCTTGATAATCCCAAGATTCAACATCTTCTCTTGTGCATAAATACGTGTATTTATTTCTTCTTTAATGGCGGTCACTGCTACCACTGGCAGTTTTTCTTTTCTGATCCGCTTGTTGATACCATTTGTGATTGTCTCTGGATGGTCACAAAATGCGTAAGTCAATCGCACGCCAGGGTAAAGCCTCATAACATCCCGCACGAAATCGACAAAAGCATCCTCTATTGCCGCAGGATCGACGCCTTTACTATCAAGCTTCCGCTCCGCAAGGGCGTAAACCTGACTGGCACTTCTCGTTAGTCCAGTTGCAATAAAAACGGTGTGACTTGTATTCTCACCATAATCCACACCAAAAGTAATAAACTTCAAAGCGTTCTTTTCTTCTTCAGTAAGTTCACCAATGATCCAATTATGAGGATTATCAGCAAATTGGCCAAAGATAAGCCCTTCTGCTCTAACCCACTGGCCAAGAATGTAACGACGATAAAAAATCCCGCTATAAAGCCTTTCCGCGCGTGCGATCATCTCGGGAGTCATAATCGGATTGTCCCGCATCGTGAAATGCAAATGCTTGACATCTGGCCGGTCAACAGCAATATATGTCTGATGGATGTAGTGTTCTGGATTTTCTGGATTACAGTTGAAGTATATCTTTGCATTATCAGTCGCCAGTGTTCTGGCAATCGCTTGATCAACAAAAGACTGTGGCTGCAAGGCTACTTCGTCAAACATCGCGCCACTGGCTGTAAGCCCTTGAACCAGGCTGTATGATGACTCATCCTTGCCGCCGAACACGTAAAAATAATTCTCACGCCCGCCATTTCCCTTTACCAAAAGTTGACGATCAGACCGGCGATAGTCCATAGAATAAGGCAAGTTTTCAATCGTCATAAGTGGCATAATCACATTTCTCTCAGCAGAAGAAATTGTTTTGCCAGCAATAATAAACGTGGCTTTATCGAATGTCTCCATCGCCCAGGCAAGGAAACTAATACTCACCGCAACAGTTTTCCCGCTTCGAACCGCGCCATCCGCAATAAGAATCGCACGGTCATCAAGCCCGAAAGCCATGACATCCATCTGTTTTGAGCTAAACTTCTGGATGAGCATTCTTCCAATCCTTCAGCGCGTCCATAAACTCATCATGACGTTGTTTGCTATTGTCATCTGATGCAGCATTGACATTTACTGAGTAAAGTCCAACCAGGGCAGCACGTTCTTTTATGATGTTCAATGCGTTTTTATAATCCTGAGTAGCAACCGAACGCGCGTACAAATCATCCAACCGTGATAAAGCCCGTCCCAATTCAAACTTGAGATTGACTTTTGCAACTTTCTCAAACCCTTCACGTGCAACCGCGATATAGCGGTCAATTGTTCGATTGCTAACGCCCCACCCTTCATCATTCGCATACTTAAGAATCTTTTCCCGCGACACACCTTGCAGAATCATTGACGCAACGGCATTGATGCGTATGTTCATGGTGGCCTTGGTAGGATTAGCCATTAGAACAGTTCCTCCATCCAGGCGCGATGAAACTCATACAGTTCTTGATCATTACAAATAATATAGTTTTCAAGTCTGGGATTGGCCGTAAAATTCGCACTGCCTTCGAACACCAGGTGCGCATCTTTGGACCTCAGTAAAGCAACCTTCGTGTGGTTCTCGAATGCTATAAACCTCTGATTGTGCTTAGTGAGTCCAGTTACTAATTGCGCATACACCGGCGATTCACGGCGTTTGAAGTAAGTTCCAGCAAGAATAGTTGCATTCTTAATCGTCCCATTGTCCAATGCACTCAGTAAATCCTGCACATTGTATTTACTCATGGTCCAAGTGGATCCGTAAAAGTCAAACACCGGAGCGGTTTTGGTTGCAGCCGCCATAATCACATTGAAAAAATCATATTTGGCATTGCTAATAACATGGATCGTTTCGCCAGGTGCAGGTAATTCTATATTGTTGAGCAAGTCAGCGGCTAATTCCAACTTGGTAATATGCCGCATCATCCGGCGGCCTTCACCTCGTTTGAACACCCGCCCCTCTGGCATGAACGAAGATTCCAATTGTGTCTCAGAATCCAACATCTTAAATAAAAACGAGTCATCAATGACTGGATCTTCCAAGTTAAAGATATCAATATCGGTCATAATGGCTCACTCCCATTTGGGATTCAAGTTCATCAATGCGCTTCTTGGCATCATTCAAAGCTTTCTTCAAACTCTCCACATCTTTATCACGTGCAGTAAGAGCCCGTCTCACGCTCTCAAGTTCAGATTTTAGTTTTACGTTTTCTTCTATGTAAGCCGCCATCTCGTTTGTTTTACTCAGTAAAGTATCCTGAAGACTATCTATCTTCCCTTCAAGATGCCCAATTTTTTCATCTTGTTTGGCAATTCGCTTGGAATACTCCTCAAGATTGTTTGCGGCGGTTTCATGTAATATGCTTACAGTCCCCGCGAGTGACGAATAAACTTCCGCTTGGGCTTTGAGTTTTTGGTTCTCGGCTTCCGTGCATGTTTTATCCGCGTCTGCTTCTACCTTCCGGCGGTTTGCAATGGCCGTGATAATAGCGACCAAAGCACCGCCACCTACAAAGGATCCTAAAACTTCAAGCCAGGTCATATTGAACCTACTGATTCAATGGTTCTATATTGCGTTTTTCGGCAGCGTCCTCAATCGCAATTCCAAGAACAACCATAATGATGATCGGTTGCCAGGCAGCAATAAGCCAAATGATCCTCTCCGCAAGGTCTGGGCTCAGTAACCAGGTAATAAGATATGTTGCGGTTGACACAACCACATCAACAATGGCAAGCCAAAACTTCCTGCTCCTGATCAACTTTCCGAACGCGCTCAATTCATTCCATTTCTTCATATCATCCTCCGAGTTAAAACAAAAAACCCAAGACATCTGACACTATTTCAAGTGTATGTCCTGGGTGGAAAAAACCAGTATTCGCTATTTGGTTATATGGATATTATAGCATGATTAATGCAAATTAAAAAGGGACTGGGAAAAGCGTAAGATACTCATCACGGTTAATATCATCTTCAAACTTCTCAAGACAATTTAGTAACGAAGTTAAACATTCCTTATCAAGCTTTCCTTTAATAAAAATTTTCTTCTGATCTCGATATTGAAGATACCTATGGAAACTTAACCTATGAAGGTCTGGTAATATCAAATATGAAGGCAAAGTAAAGCCATACTCTAAATGATTAGGAACATTAAAACAACGTTCACGGATATTACACCCGAAACCAGGCAATCCAAATCTCTCACCATTGCTAGTAGCTTTTATAGAAAGAGCTGGTAACCTTAAGCCAGGGCTCGTTAAAGCAACAAACCAAGTATCATGAAGTGTTCCATCTGGTAAAAAATAATCAGGACAATAATAAACCGTTCCAGGATATAGCATAATCAGATGTATTATGCCTCGATTTGAAACAACTTACCAACTTCAATAAAATCCTGGAGTCTATTTATCGCTTCTTCCTCACTAATAAGTGCTTCGTTATCTAAAGCATATAAATAGTTAATCTCAGCTTTATTACCTTTTTCTGCCACAGTTCTTTCCCAAGGTGTTCCCATTTGGTGAGATTCACGAGTTAATTCCCCCGCACTTTTGTTACAGCACTCATTTGCTATCTCTTGCATTACTCTCAACTCTCTTGGAGTGAAAATAAAATCATTGAATTCGTGCCCATCGCGAACATTAATTTTATAAAAATCATAGTCTGGTGTTTTTCTAAATGCAACAGAAAAAGTATCACTAATGTCCTGAGCACGGTCATCAACTATGTCTTCCCAAAGATCTTTTGCAACAGGACCCCTCTCCCATGCATAATACTTGAGTCCAATAGGCGGAGTGCCAGTTTGATTAAATATTTGAAATTCAAATTTATTCAGCAATTTCATCAACTTAGTTAAACCACAGTTGTTCGTGTTCTGAACAAAGTAGATAATTGCATTTATTAGTTTCTCTCTCCTGCGGTTCATACTAATGCTCCTAACGCTTGGAACTTAATTATATCGCATTGTTCCATTTAGACACATACCAACTTTCCACATTCTAATTAACGCCCTTCACCGATTTTGAGGCGTGTCGCCAAAGAATTGTTTACGATTTTTCAACACTCTCTTAATCAATCGCTCTAGCCGAATATTCGGAACAACCCAAAAGAAATCCCTACCACACTGTTTGCAGTTTGATTTTAGTTCACGAACAATCAACCCACCGCAATCCAAAAACATAACCCCATCTATGTCGTAAGAATAACCAATAAGATTGTCACATGTCGGGCATTTTATTTCTTCACTACTCATTTACCCATCTCCTTTATAGCCTCAGTATTAGAAAGTCCATGAAGCCTTGCGTATAAATTTATTGCGTCCAATGGCGCGCTTGTGCATCCTGAAAAACATCCACATAACTGTTTTGCAGTATCCACCCAAAAGCTTGGGCTATTGTCATCGTGAAAAGGACACCGCGTAAGCCCCCAATGGGAGCCAGAATCTATAATGACATCTTGAAGCATGTTTTCAATTCTGTAATTTCTTTTGATCAGTTCCAGATCCACAAAGGCATTATCTGTATCCATATTGAGAATATCGGCTGCTGAAAGCTGATCAATGGTTTTTCTCTGTGGTTTTTCAGGTTCTGATGTAATCATCATCCAAGACGGCAGGATCTCACTGAGGTCACTGATAATCGGGAAATCTGTCCCACCGTACTCAGTATAGACAAAGCCACTCGGGTGTATGGAGCCCGGTATAGTCACAAGGCCGCCAAATCCTTTAATGTCAATACCTGGGTAATGAAGGTTTCGCGGTTTTGAAGCTGATCTTGTGTATACATGCACGCCCCTGGCTGTACGGACTTTATAAGCACTGTTGGCAATAAATCTAGTTTTCGGCGTCATATTAGTCCACATCAACCACTCAGTAAACATACTTGCATCATCAAAATCAATAACCATAAGGTTATTGGCGCCGCACACAATCGCACCATTTGAAGGAATAGAAAACCAACGACGTAACTCGTTTTCAGTAGGCCGTTGGGTCTGGTATTTTCCCCACCTAAATTTTGGTGTTTTGGTGTGGATGAATTGTGGGATGACAGAGAAACCATGATTGAAGAACCACAAAACAGTATCTATTTGCACGCCTTTTGTCATTTTTTATCCTTTTGCCTCTGCATGGTTTGCATGGTTAAAACGACCATTTCCTATAAGTTTATATTTACTTAATAATAAATAAATAATTCTCTCGCGCGTACAGAAAGTTAAAGGAAAATGCCTTTCAAACCATGCAAACCATGCAGTTTTTGATGTTTTCTTATCGATTATCGATAAATTTGGCTTAAACCTTTTCAAACCAGTACTCCAATCTTTGAGTGCGTCCAATGCGTGTTTGCATTCCATAGCGTTGTTCTAGCACGTTTTTTACGTTCATAATTCGACGCCCAAAAGACCTCACACTTTTCGGCCAGGTGCTGTCTGGTTTCTCTAATCCAAACAATGATTTTTGCGCTTCTTTGTGCAGTTCACGTGCAGTAACCCATTTGTTTAGATTGGATCCAATAGACAATGACGAATAAGAAGAATCGTTAAGCCATGCGTCAATCGCTTCAATAACTACATCGCCTTCTGCAAGGAAATCATCCTGGTTCTTTTTGAGTTCCGCAACAATATCATCCCATAACGGTTCCTGGTTTGCCTGGATACTCATTAAGCGTCCCAGTGCTTCCCAGTCGGCCATGCGAAGTGGTGAAGTAATAGGAAGCTCATTGGTTTGCAGTTCTTTTACGACTGCGTTTAAGTCATGTAAAAGCCTTCCCCACCACTCAGAACGCAATGTATCAACGTCTGAAAGAAATAAGCTTTCACGGCGTCGGTCAATGTCTTCGACCCGGCCAAGCTGAAGAAGTAAAAGGCGGTCTGCAAGGTCATCACGGCGTAAAGTATCGGGCGTTCGTGCGGTAACTGCGATCCAACAACGGTATATCAATGTTCCCATTTCCTTTGAAGTGTAGAGCTTGCGATATTCGTCTTGGGCTCCTGTGGCGATCCTTGCAAGCTTATCCTGTAACCAGGGCTCTAAAGTGTCGAGATTGTCCATCGCGTAAAGGTGATAGTGCGCAGCGGTTACGCTAAATGCGTCTGGTTTGTCTGGAACGCCTGAAACCTGTGAATATTCCCCGAATAGGAGCCTGAGTAACAAGCGCAACGCCATGGATTTTCCAGACCCTTTTTCACCTAGCATAACCAAAATAGGACGTGTCGGACATAACTCAGTAAAAAAGATGCTTTGTGTCCATATTTTATAAGCCCATGAATACATTGGTTTTTGCCATTTTGGCATTGTCGAAATAGTATCTGTGGCGTTTTTATCAGGTTTAACAAGAATAGGTTCGTATGGTTGCCATATACTGAGATCATCAAATATAACTGGACCATCGCCATTGTTTTTTAGAGTTATTGTGTCGCCATCCAGGCAGTAAACACGTCCATCAAAGCGGCTTACCCAAAGTAGTTTTGTATCAGTGTCAAAGTAGGCTAATCGAACAACTTCTTTGAGCTCGCCATTGAGGGATGCCGCACTTTTGCAGGCATTAGCGAGTACCGAGAATGGTCTGGTGGCCGGACTGATACAGGTTAGTTGATGTAACCAGGCATGCCATCTTTCGGTGTCATGTTCGTATAGGGTATGAGACGAATGCCATAGATAGTAAAGATCACCTTCTGGTGTGCGGATAAATTTTCCCGCGTCGTTTAGCCAATCAAGCAAAGCAGATTCAGCATTGGAATGACGGATACTAGCAGTCACACCTTTTGTTGGTGTCAGGATATGCTCAAGCAATGCAACTAATTTGGGATCCGGCGGCTTCATCAGTGGGTTTCCCAATCGTCTTGCACGGTTCGCGCTAAATCGGCTTCCAATCTTCACGCCTTGGTATCGGGTTTGAAGTTCTTGCTGGATGCGCCCTAGAAGGCCAGTAATCGCAAGGTGAAGATCAGTTCCTAGAGCCTCACTTACTTGTTTTACTGAGTTCGAAATGTCACCAGGATTACTATGCATGTCATGCCACATATCGCGCCACGGATCGCATAAACAAGCAGGCGGATTGGGAGCCTGATCCACATCAAGAGCGGTTGCAATAATCTCAAGCTCCTCAATCCAGGTGTCAGCATCTAAACTTCCATAACTGGCCACCAATGCCGCGCGATCACTATCCGGTATTTTTAGTTTTATTAAGTAATCGTTTAGTGTTGTCATAAGTAGAAGCTAGAGGAACTTTGATAGATCTGAAGCAATCCTAGCGTCATTCCCTTTTATGATTGTGGCAAAAGGAACGAGTTCTGGTTTTTTCTCATTGTCCTTTGCAAATTTTTCAAGCAACTTTAGATCAAGAACCTCACTAATAGCTACTGGCATGTTTTCACGTGCCCAGGTCATGGCTTTATCATTATAAATTTCAATGTTCGTAGTATCAATAAGCCATGCGGCTTTGAAAGGCGGCATGAATTCTTTGTCTTCAAGCAGACCTTGTTTAAGTTGGTTTTGAAGTGCTGTAACGCGTTTGCCAGTCTCAGTAGCGGTTTCCTTCGCACTAAGAAAAGGCTCGCTTGTTTCAAAGTCCTTTTTTAGTTTCGAAAACAAACTGCACGCGCTTTCATTGGCTAATCTTGCTTCATGCAGTTCTTTTACAAGTCCTAAAAACATTTCGTTATTCATTATCAGTCTCCTTTTTGTTGTCTGTATCGACGCGTTCAGACAGGCTTTGTTCAACCAGGATTTTGAGTTCCTTTTCAGATTCGCACAGTATTTGTTTGTACTTACTTATCTCTTTTTCAGCATTACTAATCGCTAGTCGAGACCAGTAATTTTGGTCTTCCAATCTCTTAATATGTGAGTGTGAATTCAACATCTTATTTGCGATTTTGGAAAAATTCTCAATAAACAATTCACTCATAGTCATTTTTTCTCCTTCCTTATCCAGCCATCAAATACTGGACGCTTTTACTGAGTTCACGGGCGGTATCAGCTGTAATCGTTTGCCCGCCTGTAACATTGGCTAATTTGTGAAGAAAATCACGGCCATATGGCCTTTGTTCTGGACCTACATAAATCACGGATATTTTGTTCTTGTAAGTCCTGGCAACTTCCAATACTGTATCTGGTTTGTTTGGCTCACCATCACTGATAACTATGATGTTCATACCTGGAATATCGGCGATTTTCGCATACCGCAATGCGCCTGCAAGATCTGTTCCGCCACCTTCGAAGAACGGCACACCGCCAGGACAAAACTCAGAATTGTCTGAGAAAGCAATAACGGCTACTTTTCCAGGGTTCTGCTTTTGAATGAAGGCAAGCTCCTTACACGCTACTGAGTAACGGCTTTGCCCGCCTGTGGAGTCGAGCGTGCCCATAGATCCTGATACATCAACGATAGTTACCACTTTGGCATGCATGAAGGTTTGGGCAATGGATTTGCCTGTTGTTTTCGCAACGTCCGCAATGGAGCCTGGTACTATTTGATTCATGGTATTTAACATTTTTTTCCTTTCTAAATAAAAGCACGTATTAGTAATGCGAAGAGAAACACAATCGCCAAAGCGATTAATACAAGTCCCATCAAAAGCACACATCCAACACCAGCGTCTGGATCTGGGACACGATTTGTCATCCGACACCTTTTACCCTCACCTCTCTCTCGCCATGCAATCTCATTTGTTTTCATTCTTTTCCTTTTCTACTCAGTAATCCAAGAAAGTATTTCTTTACCGAACATAGCTACCTAACTACTTTCCACGCCTTAATCACCTCTTGTCCATGACATACCAAGTTGTAAACTTCATGGCGATCGGAGTAGTGTGACTTGATTTCACCTAGAATAGTTTCGATTTCTGTTACTAATCCTTGCATACTTAGTAAATCGTCTTGCAACACGCCTAATTCCAGGCTCATTTTCATATTCTCTACTTCAAGGTCTCTAGACTTCTTCATTCATTACCTCATTCAAGTACACACCTAAAGCTGCAAGCAGTTCCAACGCACTATTAAGACCAATGCCTGTTGGCTTTCCTCTCATATGGTTGAGTTCAGCGATAAGATTTTTAGCGATTTCCACAATCTCATCATCATCGTTTGCAACTTCAACTACGGTCGTTTGCCACAATTTGGCATTTTCTTTAATAAGATGTGTTTTCATTAGACCCACTCTTCTAATCAACTATAGGATTAAGAACAGCAAATTCACCAAACAACTCATAGGCAGCGATGTTATAAGCCATAGCCGCTTCTTCTGGTTTTTCAAAATAACCTAAATGGTATTGCTTTTTGTCACTCTTTATGTATGCTTTCCATTTTTTAGCATGAGGCCGCCAAATTACACCTCTGTATGGAGAGCTAGCGCCCTCAATTCTTTTGCGGTTTCGGTTATTATTTTTTCGACTGGTCACTCGTAAGTTATTTTTTCTGTTATCAAGTCTGTTTCTGTTTTTATGGTCAATGATTGCGCCAGATGCGCAAGGAAGGATGATCCGATGTAAAAACAACATCTTCCGTTTTCCTTCATGCTTTCTGCCCATTCGCACCGCATAACCCTTATATTCGTACCAGCTGAAACCAATAACTTTTGATAAGTCATCATCATCAATTAATGCAATATTTCCAGAGTTCAAATATATTTCTGCCATTACACACCGCCAAATAATTTTGACGCCACTCCCGATATCTCCGCGTCTGTTGAGGGTAACGCACCGCCATTGGCTTCAATAACCGCTGGTTCACCAAACGCTGCCAATAGGTCAGACAATCCAACAGTCGGCTTTGGCGCTCGTTTTGCTTCCAGTTCAAGCCTTCGTGCTTCGTTTTCGTCTTGAACCTTGATATCGGCTTCAACGCGATTGATTCTTAATGCGTCCTTTTGATCAGCAGTTAGGACACCGTCCAGGATTGAAAGCTCAAAAGCATTTGGCACTTCATCAGCACTTGGCTCATTATCACCAATTGGCTTATCCCAATACTCTAAAATTCTTGGCCATGTGCAAGGGTTGATTTTTCGGGGCAACACATTGATGGGAACAATTCCTTGAGGTCCAACTTCTACTTTACTTAGTCGCTTGAGCACAAGCCCAATCGGAGCCGGTCCATTAGGATTATGACGAAGCCAAAGCCGAATTCTTGATTTTTCCACCACCGGTTTCTTGCAATCCGGCACCTGCGCACCCGTTTTGACCGCACCAATATTGTGGTCTTTGAGGTGCGTACTCAGTATGACCAGCGGCGCAATTTGGAGCAATCGGTCAATGACAATAGCTTCATAATCAAAAGACGCTTTCCAAATTTCCGCGCCCTTGATATCACCGCGTGGTGAATAAAACTGTTTGAACCGCATAGGATCCTTTTGCACAACAGGGTGAAAAGTATTTTCGAACCGCGTCCACGTATCAAAAATAAGCACCTTGAAAGACTTTCCTTCAAGCTTATCCAGTTCGCTCATCACTAAGTCATGGAACTCGATTTCTCGCATACCCAAAGATTTCTTGGTCAAGTTGACATAGTGCCCAAATGGCGTACCAGCCGCCTTCAACTGATCTGCAATTGATTGTGTTTTGAGATCGTCATCAAAAAATGCGATCTCGGATGGAGCAAAGCCTGTGCTAAGCGCAAAGGTTGTTTTGCCTGTGTCTGGCTCACCCGTAATGTGAACAAGGCCAGTAATAGGATTGTGTTTTGTTAGAGTTTTCATTGTTTACCTTTCTTTTTTGATTTGATTATTGATTTACAATCACAAGCCGCTCATCGTCTTTCAATCGCATTGCGGCTCGAATTCTTCTATTCACAATTAGAGGGATCCCTTTATATTCTTGATCAGGATCAGTAAGCCCAACTAACGCCCATCCTGCTTGACCGCCCGCATAGTCCATGACTGTTTTTAAACGCTCAACACCTATGCCTGGCAACGAGGCAATAATTTGGTGCGCTGGACCTAAAATATTAGGCGGTTTGGGCGGTAAAATTTGTGTCTCAGGTTTACGTTTCCGTGCGGCTAATAGCATGACCGTTTTTTCATACGAGTCGTTATCAGCAGTAAAAACCACCGCCGTTCCCATTTCCTGTATACTGAGTAGCGCGCCCATAACGGAGTTCCAGTTCCATCCAGTAACGCCGCGCTGAGTGATGACCTTCCCTGTAGATCCTGGATAAAAAGCGCCGGAAATAACCAGGTAAGGCCAAACGGAATCCATCGTATTAAAAGCCAACTGCGCTTCAAGTCTGGCCGTTGCGCACTTCGCGCTTTGCATCATCAAACGGTCGCTTTTTAGGCTATTAAGAAAATCGTCTGCTGTTTTGCGTTCGATGATCAATGTGGTGTCATCATCACAAAGAACGTGCAAATCGCCAAAGTCCAACGCTGCTACTGTAGTCGGCACACCGCCGAATTTCAGATTTTGAACCCATTCTGGTTCCCGTGAGTCAATGACTACTGCTGTTATTCCCATGATATTCCTTTACTCAGTAAGATAAATTCAAGGTGCGCCCTGGAGTCGAACCAGGCAAGTGAAAAAGGGGGAAAAACACTTGGGCCATCCGCGCACAGGAGGAGATTGACTACCAATCCAAAGAAGCTAAAAATTGGATGGTTGCTTCTTCATCGCGCTCTTTGGCAAGTTCATAAGCTTCCTTTTCACTGTAATCGCCAGGATGCTCTACGTAGGCGCGTATGAAATTCTCTTTGTAGATACAGGTAACTTCCACATCGCATTTCATGCTGCTACCGCCATTTCTTGTTGCACCATTGCCAAGAGTTCAGCCGAATCAAGCGTGAAATGCTTTGAAACAACCGGTGATTTTGGAAGACTACTTCTAAGTGCGTTCAGGACCCCGACAAGGTCTTTGCTGCCTTTTACGGCTGTACGGACCATTTGGCCGAGTAATGCGGTTGCGACTTCCTTATCTTGATCACCTTGTTGCTCAGTTGGAACATCTGCTGTTTGCGTGTCATCTTCGAAGAGGGCATCTTCCAAACATGAAGCTTCGTCTTGGTAGACCTTTTCAAAATGAATGTAGGTCTTGTTCTTTTCCTCACCGGCCGCATTTACATATGTCTCGCCGGTCGGTTTGAACGAAATCTTCACGAATTTCTGATCAACCTCAGATGGCTCAATTCCAAGCTCCTTAATTGAAGCCTGGGTAAGCTTCCACTCATTGGAAGTTTGGATCATAGAGCGTTCTGCAGTTCGTGCGTTCGCGCCCGTCAAAGGAATAATTGAAAGGTCAATCGCCCACACCATGCGTTTATGCATGACTGGATCAAACTCAACCTTCCCTTGGCCTTTCACCAGCGCGGCTTTCCACACAGTCACATAGGCCTGTCCCCAAAGCTCAAAACTTGGGGCTACGACTTCTTCATTCAAAATATCTAAATTGTTCATTGTTTTTTCCTTTCGCTTATCTATTTCTCGGATTTGTGTATTGATTATGTTTCGGGGGCTTAGGCTCCCGCTCTAACATCTCTTTGGGTACCGCCCGGTATACAACCGGACCAACTTCCTCAACAACAGGGCGTTTCCACAGGTAAATGCGCTTTCCCCTCAATGCGCTCGACACAACGCCCCTTCCATAAATGCTATGTGCGTTACTCATGTGGTTAATTCGTAACTGGCGCATCACTTCAATTGGCATATCTTCCGGATAAACCGCGCACAAAATCTCACCCTCTTCCAACGCGTTTAGGCGTTGCGTAAACTCTGAAACTTGTGGCTTCGGTAAATTTGGCACATACGCCGGACTTTCGAACCCAATAGGCTCCGGTCTTTCGGTTTTTGTTTTTTCCATTTCTTATCCTTTTTTTGCTATGTTTGTTGTTTAAGTTATGCTCAATTTTTTCAACAATCCATGCCACCAACGCAATCGGTGGGGCTATTAACGTCCAAATTACAAACCATGCAGCTATGAAATCGCCGATGTTCATGGCAGATCCTGTTCTTGAACCGCGTCATCCTTTACCAAGGAAACACGCCTGTCTGGGATAACTCGCCCACATATTTCGCAAATGTCTAAAAGTCCAACAAATGGCCAACGGGCGTTTCTTGGGTGATCGCAATCCTCATACTCAGTAAAGTAATCCTTCAATGCGTCCTGGGCTGTTTTCATCATTCGCTCATTTTCTTGTTTCCAAATTTCCGCGCGTGCTCCTCTTCAATCAAAGTTCTGATCAAAGCGGATCGGTTTTTCTCAGTATCCAGCTCGTTCATCTTGCGGATTACACTGTCCGAAAGAGAAAAAGTAATAACGCGGTTAATATCTGTGCTCGTGTCTGTCATTGGGCTCCTTTCTTATCTAAGGTAAAATCAAACTAAAAAAATGAGGTGATTCATGAAACCATCCTTCACAAACTGGCTCCGTGCTCAAGAACATCGTGATGATCACATCGGTCATCTTTCTGTTGAGATAAATCGAGAAGCTGTTTGGCCAGGGCACTCGATACCTGACAAAGACGCGGGAATCTCCCAGTGGCGTCAACACCTTCGACTAGTCTCACAAAATCCTCTGGTACATCAAGCTCTGGAAGCGGCTTGGCAGGAATATCGAGCCTCGTTTGGCAAAAATGCCTGATCTGAAGCTCTGTCTGTAAAGCCCACTCCATCGCTTGGGTGTCTATCTTTGCGCCTTTCGGAAAAAACTTATAGTAAATCCGCAAGGCCTCTTCCCCGCTGAACAAATACGCCACGGGGCTATATAAAGGTCTGTATAATCTAAAATCATTCTCCATCTCTTACTGTCCTTTCCTTTGTTTGTCGGTCATTAGAGACCTCCTCGAAACAATGTCTTTCGGCATTTTATTCTTGACTTTAGTCATTATTATACAGATAATAAATTGTTTGTCAAGAGCCAATACTTACTTGACCATAGTCATTTTACGAGAGGTTAGAATGTTTCTATATATGAGTAGACTTGAATTTGCTGAATGGTTAAATAATCAAATGCTTGATCGAGGCTTAACAGCCGCAGAGCTTTCAAAGCTTGGGAATATGGATCAATCCACTGTTTGGAGAATTTCTAAGGGTGAAAGAAGCGTAGGACTTGATTCGGTAGTAGGAATTGCTAAAGGCTTGAGGCTTTCCCCGATAGAAGTTTTCACAATAGCAATTGGCTACAAGCAAGATCCCCGCACAGCAGACCAAGAACGTCTTCTACATCAATATGACTTACTTTCAGAAGCCGATAAAACACACCTTATGAACTACATAGATTTTTTACTGAGTAAGCAAGGATAAAAATGGCACGAAGAAAAAAAGGAATTCCAGGCGTGTCTTTTAGTTGGAAGCGAGCCACTGGCATTAGTAGTGCAAAACAGAAGATTGCTAGGACTACTGGCATTCCAACGACTAAGCATGGTAGACAAAGAAAGGCTGGCAAAATGTTGGGGTGCATGATTCCTTGCACGTTAATAATGGTGATTATTTCGCTAACTTTTGTCATTCTTTTTTAAGATAAGTAGACTCTAACAATTAATTCTGACCAAGGAGAAAAACATAAAATGGCCGATAAACAACCTATCTCTGTTGATTACAAAGGCATAGCAATGGAAGCCGCTTGCGAGGTCGCAAATATGTATATTTTGAATAACGTTAAGGAAGATGATTATTCTAAGAAGCTTTCATCATATGCAAATTTAGTTAGCGCTTTGTATTTCACAATGATTGGACAAGCTAATGTCAAACCTGAAGAAATACAAGAAATATTAAGTAGTGGTACAAAAAGAGGATGACAGGAAACATTTGGAAAACTACATAGATTTTTTACTGAGTAAGTGAGATACGCTGCATGTTTCTGGTTTATTACGACGAGTCAGGTGATGATGGTAACCCGGGAAGCTCCGAGCTTTTCGTTCTTTCTGCCCTTGCAATCCACCACCAAAATTGGCATGAAACATTTCAACGGATCAAACAATTGCGCGATACTTTGCATCAAAGCTTCAATTTGCCAAAAACCATTGAATTACACACAAGGAATTTAATCCTAAATAAAAGACCTTATCACCACCTCAGATTTTCAGATGCTACTAGAATCAATATCTTAGACTATAGTTTTTACTTCATGTCTACATTAAACATAAAATTCACCAATGTGGCGATCCTTAAAAAAAGAATCATATCTCCGGCTTACAAAATCTTAGACACCGCAGTAACCTATTCGATTCAAAGATTAGAAAACACAATAGCCAGCCAAAGCCCCGGAGAAAAATATTTGATCATCACAGACGAAGGGCGTGTTGAGAAAATGAGAGCTACAGCACGACGTATCCAGCGCATAAACTATATCCCCAACGACTCAGGATTCGGCTCATATAGGCAAGAAATACGCGGATTAATCGAAGACCCTTTGCCCAAAAAATCAGACCAGTCTTACTTTATTCAACTTTGCGACATGATGTCTTACTCAGTAAGCCTATACCTGCGCATGAAATACAACCTCGGGCATCTACCAGGAAAACTTCCTACACAAGTAGATTTAAATAAGGTTGAAGACTGGTTGAATATGTCAACACCTGTTTTGAACTTGAACGCGACACGCACTGATAAATATGGGTTTGGAATTGTTGGCTACCCTTAATAAAAAACTCCACCCTACCCGCATTCACGGTTCAAGTGGATTACTTATAGTATATATGATAAATAGGAATAATTCAAGAAACTGAATGGCATCGCAATTGGCTTTCAGATTTAATGACCGCAGGATTCATCGGGCAAAGTGGTTGGGACGAACTCGATCGCATAGAACAATGTCTGCCAACAGGATGCAAATAAAAATTTCTAACTAAATATTGAGTAAAGAAAGAGAACAATGCAAATCATCACCGGCGAAGTAAATGAAAATCTCATTGTCAACGAAGATGTCTTACTTTCAGGAACTTGCAATGGGAATATTTACATTGAAAAAGATGGTGCACTGGCACTGGAAGGCACATGCAATGGCATCATCATTGTAAAGGATCTGGGTGTCGCAACTATTCACGGGACAGTAAACGGTTACATATTCAACCTTGGTGGCGAACTATTCGTTTATGAAAACGCCATTATTTTAGGCGGGGCATATCACATTTATGGCGTTTCTCAGGGAAATGTAACCTACTTGTCTGAAGAACCGCCTTCAGATGATGAATTCTCAGAATAATCGTTACGTAAGTCATCAGCTGTTCGAAAGTGAAAAGTAGTTCCACATTCTGCACATCTCCCATGAAGCGTTTTAACACTCATGGCACCAATGTTTATACGAACCATTTTTCCATTCTCGATAACAGCACTTCCAAGTTTTTGGTTACATCGAATACAAAAAATATCTTTCATATTAGGATCTCCTAATGACAATTAGAACCGACACACCAAAAAGCGTCAAGTTTATAAAAATGTCACCATTACACCGGTACCTTTTGAACTTCATTCACCGCCTACTTTCTTTACTGAGTAAAACCACATACAAACAGTATAGAATATTTATTCTAATATCACAAGTGTCAAAAGTGGAAATCCGACCCCCAAAAATGCCAAAAGTGGAAGTTTGTTAAGCTTGGGTTAGACAATAATAACAAATTATGAAACATAGTACCGCCGACATCATTTATTTCAACAAGAAAAACAAAGGACTTTACTCGATAAAATGACAAAAAAACATCCTTTCAAGAGCATGCGACTGAAAATCGCAGGGTCCACAGTTCAAGTCTGTGACTCGGCATA